AAAACGTGGCCCGAAAGCACCCTCTAAACCATTGAATGATGAGGACTTTTTGCGTTTACTTAATATGGTAAGAATACAATGCACACAGACAGAAATATGCAGTATTCTTGGTATGTCAGACACAACACTTAATAGAAGATTAAAAGACAGAGGATACGAAAATTTTGAAGACCTCTATAAAAGGCACAATGACGAAGGCAGAATGTCACTTAGGCGTATGCAATGGCAAGCGGCTGAAGGTGGTAATACATCAATATTAATTTGGCTTGGAAAACAATACCTTGGTCAAAAAGATAAGGCAGAACAGACTGTATCAGGTGAGCATGTACACGCTTACAAATGGCTAGACGATGACAGTTAGAACTATAAACTATCGCCCTCGTGCATTAATAAAACCTTACCATAACAGAAAAGAGCGATTTGCCATTATCGTTGCACATAGACGCTTCGGTAAAACTGTTGCGGCAATAAATGATTTAATAAAAGACGCATTAACAATACCAAGACCAAAAGTACGAGTTGCGTACATTGCACCATATTACCGACAGGCAAAAGCAATAGCCTGGGATTATCTACTAGAGTATACTAGAGATATTGAAGGCGTAGAGTATAATGTTGCCGAATTACGTGCAGATTTTCCGAATGGTGCAAGATTTAGATTATTTGGTGCTGATAACCCAGATAGTTTGCGTGGACTATACTTTGATCATGTCGTGTTGGACGAACCTGCTGACTTTCCATATCGTGCATGGCCTACCGTTATAAGACCTTCGCTTGCAGATCGTAAAGGTAGGGCAACATTTATAGGCACACCAAAAGGTAAAAATCAATTTTACGATACTTTTGTTGCGGCAAAAAATGATCCTAATTGGCTTTCATTAATGCTTAAATCGTCAGAAACAGGCATTTTAGACGATGACGAACTTAAAGAAGCTCGCAAAGCAATGGGCGAAGATAGGTTCGAGCAAGAGTTTGAGTGCAGTTTCGAGGCCGCAATACAAGGTGCGTATTATGCGCCAGAGTTAAAAACAGCTATGCAAGAAAATAGAATACGAACTGTACCATACGATCCGTCTGTTGGTGTAACAACAGCATGGGATTTAGGAATTGGTGACAGTACGGCAATATGGATGGCTCAATTTGTTGCTCAAGAAGTTCGACTAATAGATTATTACGAGAACTCTGGTGTGGGGTTGGATCACTACGCAAAAGAACTCAGTAGTCGGGGGTATCACTACTCTGAGCATATCCTTCCCCACGATGTACAAGTTAAAGAACTTGGTACTGGCAAGTCAAGGCTAGAAATATTAAACACATTAGGTTTAACAGACATTACGATTGCGCCAAAGCTAAGCATTGAAGATGGAATACAATCAGCAAGATCGTTGTTAAACAGATGTTGGTTTGACGGTGAAAAGTGCGAAAGGGGTATAGAAGCACTGCGCCAGTATCGTAGAGAATTTGACGAAAAGCTAAAAACGTGGAGAGGCAGACCGTTACACGATTGGACATCACACGGCGCAGATGCGTTTAGATATTTAGCGGTAGGTAAGCGAGAAAATAAAAATTGGGGTGAACCTATAAGAAGAAATTTGCAAGGCATAGCATAATGTGCTAATTTAAAAATAATATTAGGAGTTTTGCAAATGCCTAAAAAGAAAAAATCAAGTAAAAAGCGCGGACTATACGATAATATTCATGCTAAAAGGCGTAGAATAAAAGCGGGTAGTGGCGAAAAAATGAGAAAAGCAGGTGACAAAGGCGCACCTACTGCACAAGCTTTTAAAGATGCTGCAAAAACAGCAAAGAAACCCAAAAAGAAAAAGAAAGGTAAAAAATAATGCCCGGCTATCACAAAGGTAAAAAGAAAAAAGGTCGTAAAAAGTAATGCCACATTATCAAGGACATGATCCACTACCTCGACCGCGAATAAGACCATCTGTAATACCGCCGCTTAATCCAGATCCAAATTCTGTCGTGCGTGATGGCGAAAGAGCATTACCGATGATGGGTTCGCGTGATCCTCTAGGTAGAATTGGTGTTGCGGGTCCTAAAGGTGGTGGAGAAGCTGCAAAAGCGCGTGTTGAAGTGGGCAGTGATATTTACAATAAATATAATAACGATGGTAGGTATGGTTATTATAACGAGCAAGGTTATTATGTACCTGCCGATATAGATATGCGTGATGGTGGTGGTGCTGATAATGCAGATACTTTTTTTGAAGGCGGTGGGTTTTTATCACTGCTCGCTAACATTGCAAAAATAAGACCATATGGTCAAAAAGATACGCCGCGTGAGCAAATAGGTTTTCGTAATGTTAAAGATATGTTTGATCGTGGAGGTCCTCAGCATAGTGGTGGCGAGTATAGAGGCGGTTCGACGCTCAGTTTGTTGGGAAATTTAGCAGAGCAAATTGGTGGAGTAGATCAAGGCACAAGAACAAGGTATAACTACAATACTACACCTTCTGCGGTACAAGATGTTAACTCTGTTGCGAGAGACCCAGAACCAAGCGCTATTTCAATGTACGCATTAAAAGGTAACCAACGTATTCCTTTGAACGCAGCTGCAACTAGAGAAGTTGCATTACCTGCAATAGAAGCAGGTACAGAGCCATTATACGCACGAAATAGAGTTTTTTCTTTTCAAAATAGGCAAGCTGCAATAGAGGCTTTGCGGCGTAGAGCAAAAAACTTTGATCAATTAATGAAGGATAACCCTGCAGAAGCTGAAGAACTAATTCAAGAAGCAATTAGGATGCAAATGCCAACAGGGGTATAATGTGGCTGAAAAAAAGAAAAAAGATGCTAGGTTAAAGCGAGCAGGTGTATCAGGTTATAACAAACCAAAAAGAACACCAAGCCACCCCACAAAATCACACGTTGTAGTTGCCAAAGAAGGTGAAAAGGTAAAGTTAATAAGGTTTGGTCAGCAAGGTAAAACTGGCGATAAAACAATGACAAAACGCGCAAAGTCATTTAAAGCAAGGCACGCGAAAAATATTGCAAAAGGCAAAATGTCGGCAGCTTATTGGGCAAATAAAGTAAAGTGGTGAAATAAATGGCATTATCAACATACGATGAATTAAAGGCTTCTATAGCTGATTTTCTCAATCGCGATGATTTAACAACAGTTATACCTGATTTTATAACTTTGGCAGAAAAACAAATAAACAGGGAAGTTCGCCATTGGCGTATGGAAAAACGTGCAACAGCAGAATTAAACACACAATATACTGCTTTACCTAGCGATTTTTTGCAGCCAATAAGATTTATCATAACGGCGGCTGATATTTCAGCACTAGATCAAGTAAACTCAGTAGAAATATCAAAACTAAGAGATGACAATGGCGACGCTGTAGGTAGGCCAACAAGTTATTCTATATTAGATGGCTCTATAGAAGTTCATCCTACGCCTGATACAACTTATACGTTAGAAATGTTGTATTACGAAGTATTAGACACTCTTAATGCACAAACAACAACAAATTGGCTGTTAACTAACTATCCTGATGCTTATTTATATGGTGCTTTAATGCACAGTGCGCCATATTTGCAAGAAGATGTTAGAGTGCAAACATGGGCAGCGTTGTATCAAAAGGCAATCGGTGATATAAATAGTGAAAGCGAACGATCAAAAACTGGTGGCGCAGGGCGCAGAATTAAAATAAGGAGTTATTAATGGGTAGTATAGCAGACAGAGTGCTTGATAACGGTTTGACGGTTTTAGATACTGAAGCCAATAGGTTTGACATTACAAGCCAAGAAGCAACGACATATGCGGAGGCTACATCTACATATACGCTAGGCAATACAACTAGTATTAGTATAGGTTCACCAGCCGACAGAACAGGTGGTGGACGTAAAGTCACGCTTGCGGCAATCAGTGATGCTTCTGTGACAGGCACAGGAACAGCAACACATTTTGCAATAACAGATACGTCAAATTCAAGGCTGTTAGTAACAGGTCCGTTAAACGCTTCTCAGTCAGTTAACAGTGGTAACCAGTTTGATATATCTGC